AGGTGATGGGATTGGCAAGGATTCCATCCATGGTGTGGAAAAGCAATTCATAACGTGGCTCAGAATAGAGATACCCGGCATCATCACGCACCGCATAGCTGGATTCCTTCAGGAACATTAGCGAGTTGTTTCCCAGCTGACTGAGCTTTCCCTCTGTCCCAATAACGAAATTATCCTTCTGGTATGTTTCCTTCGTTTCGTACAGCGGCTCATAGGTCATGAAGTCCCCTTCATTATCTCCCCAAAGGTAAAAACCAAACCAGGTAGCATTGCAGTCCTGCACCAGGAGCTTGCTGCCGGAAATATCGATGTTCCCGGCACAGGTGATTGGCTCGTTATTATCCTTACGGATGATGCCCTGATGATTCTCTACGCTTACCAAGTAGTGTTTGCGCTTGCTTTCCGGCTCAATCTCATAGCAGCTCATTTGGTAATCATGGCAATCCTTGATTGCCTGGTAATCATCGGTTACTCCATCCAGTTTTGCGCCGAACATCCGATAGTTGACTACCTTCTCACAAATCACCGCATAAATCTTACGACGCTTGGGATTACCGAACTCATCAGTATTGACCACCATTTTCCCTTCGCTGTCTGTCTCATAGACATAATCGCCGCTGACATTCGTCATTGGAATGCCGGAAACGTCAGTGACTACCTTGTATTCATATTCCGCAGATTCCCCAAGGTAAAGTGCCCACGGATGATTTTGCGGATCATAGATATAGCGGCAGATGTACTCTGCCCCGCCGCCATCATTCGGTCTGTAATAGCCAAGTGTTCTGACTCGTGAGCCAAACGAGATGTTCAAGAGTCCATTGGCTATAACATCGGGCTCAGTCGGAAAGGTATAGGTGATATTGTCCGGCTCTCTTTTCGTGATGATGATTTGGTAGCCGTCCTCTGTCTTTACATAGTTGGTGCGACTGTTTATTTCAAGAGAATCTGCCACCTCAGACTGGATTTTATCCCCGCTGAGACCAGCATAATTGGTGTAATCCATATGCGGATAGCGGTCGTAGTTTATGTCCGTGGCATAGATGGACTCATCATATTCAGCAAGCTGGAGCTGAACCAGCATCTCGCCATCACGAGATGCTCCGACTACTCGATATGGCTTGATAGCCTTGTTGGTTTCGCCAAAGGCGTAGTTATCATACTGTGCTGGAACAGTAGAAAATGCAGCCGTCACAGTCAGCGTATCTGTAGTGATAGTTTGCATTGGCGCTGCGACTTCTTTCTTTTCCAGCTTATCATTGGCGAGCGTTACGTAGATTTCATAGGTCTTGCCCGCTTCCAGCGTCACCGCCTTATCCAAGGTAACAGAATTTGCTGTTGCTGAAACCAGCCTGCCAGAGGCTATGCCTACCCTGGATACTGTATGAGCGTAGCCGACAATATCTCCATATTCGCAGACCAGACCATCAATATCAGTGGAAAGCTCCACGAACTGCAGCTGGCGTTCATTAGTTGCAAGTGCTCTGACGCCTTCGCGGTATGCCTGACTTCGACGGCTCACACCAAACAGGGTTAACTGTGCCGTATTGTCCTGGCTGTCCTCGCTTGCCCAATCCTTAGAACGCAGCGTAAACACTGTGTTCTTGAAGTCATTGTGTCGGTCATTGTATTGAAGCTCCACGGACTTGGCTCTTTCTTCCTTGGAGGTAAAAGTGCCTTTGACCGAGGAAACCGTTGTCCTGCCTTCGGCAAATACCTGCGAAATAGTCCCTGGCTTATCTGTTACGATACCGTATCTTGTACCGTGGATGATTATGCTGGAATGACCTACCGCCGCTGCTTTTGTAGCCGCCTCGAAGCGTTTCTGACTGGTATCGAAATAGGCATCAAACAAATACCGCTTTTCAAACTCCCCGTATTCATCCGGAACAAACTCATCTGCATAGGCTGCCGATTCACACCACTGCTCGAAGTACGCATCAAGCTGCTGATGCTGGCAGCCAAATACCACATACTCTTTCTTGCCGGTATTGAGATTCTTGAGATAACGGCAGCCATGCAATATATCATAGGCAGCCCATATTGGATTATCCGCCGCCTTGACCTCATATTGCTCTTTCTTAGGATTATAGACATACACCTTCGAGCGTGTCTGCCGCCAGTTGATATTTGGCACACCGCCGCTGAGCTGATTCGTTGCCAGTATTCGCATGGCCACCAACACCTTGTTTGGCCTGGCATACACACCATTATTGCAGGAGGTAAGAATTGACCAATAGGTGATGGTCATATTGCGGCTGCCGGAATCCTTACTGATTGCTGTAACCTTCACATCATACTGGCCTGCCTCGATATTGCTGGCAATATTCACCGAGCGTCTGAAGGCATCCGGGCTGCTGTTCGTGAAGGTGTATTTCCCCGAGAGAGTCCAGTCTGGGATCCCTGTCTTCCGGTATTCTACTTGAATAGAAATGCTGGCATTGCTGTAGCTGCCGTCATCATTCAGATGGTATAGACCATTATTCCACTCCAGGGTAATCTCGAGTGAGCAGGCCGCCGTGCTATTTGTAGTACGGATAAGCGGCTGATTAATATCCAGCATCAGCCCTACCGACTGGTCTGTCGGAGTATTGGTAAAGAAGCTGATTGGTGTCTGATCATTGGTGCCAAGCCTTGTCTCAAGCTGGACATTGCTGTAGTTTTCTATTGGCGTACTGTCAATGCGGATATCTGTGATACTGTCGATTTCGCCATAACCGCCGCAGTACAAGAGATTTAGATACTGTTTTCCGTCCTGGTCGCTGGTTTCAACGTGCTCCTCTAAAAGCTGCGGCTGCGGAATACAGGTGCCATAGGTTTCGCCAATGACACCGCCTTCCATCGTCTGAACCGTTGGCAAATCCCAGCCGTAGGTCTGCGATTTCTCGTAGTCATGCCAGCCCACATTGGCTGCCTGCTGCGGAAACACACTGTTTATAAGCCTTCCGCCAAGATACATCACTGCACCTGCGGCAAGGTACGCACCAAAGGTATAGCCCTTAATCGCCATGCCAAAGAGACCACTGCCGCCTAAGATAGCACCACTCCAAGCAGTCAGTGCCACCATTGCCACAAAGCCGAGGATTTCACCGAAGTCACCGCCAGCCACACAAGGCGTTATGATGAGCTGACTGCCATCCTGTGGTATTGTGCCGTCCAAATTTTTTACCCGCTGACCATTCAGAAACACGCTATTTGCCTCAGTCACGTTATAGTAGGAACGGATATTTTTGCCTGAGTAATAAGCATCATAGGTTTCATGAATTTTCGGTTCTAAGGGATTTTCTACAACAATAATCTGAATCATGTTCTCACCTCCGGCGGCAGATAGCAGCCTAGGATATGTGCCTGCCAGCGTTTTAGTGCAGAAACACATACACCAGTCCGTGCATAGGCGTGGATGAACCTACTATCATCCACCACAATGCCGACATGGTTTGCGGCCGCTGTGCAGCCATTGGCTAAAAGTATTACACAGCCCACCTCTGGTTTTTCTATTTTGCGCCAGGTATGACGGTTTGTTTCCAGCTCATCATGGATGTCCTTGATGTTAAAGGCGGATATATCGTAGTCCTGAATATACTTATAGCCCTGACGCTCTAGTAATATTTTCACCAGTCCCCAGCAATCCAGACCATTTTTGTCTCTGCCGCCGTCCTTAAACGGAACACCGATTAAATCTGTATACTGCATCTTATCCTCCTTCATCATCTTGTAGTCGTCATGCCTGGTTCACCGCCAAAGCGACTTGGCACCTGGCAGCTTTTCAGCGTATTCACACAGACATCATTTCCCGTATAACCGCAGCGTATATCTCCGCAGCGAAACGGGCAAAAATCTGCTATGTACCTACCTTGCGGATATCGGTTGATTAACTCACTGCTGGCAGAAAGCGTGAACTTTATCCATTCCTCATCATAGCTCGATGACTGCACTATATAGTCCAGCTCAAACTCAGGATTAGGATTCTCTAGATTTTTACTGTAAGCCACCATGATTTTTACATCAGCATCACAAAAGCCATTGTACTTTTGCAGGTATTGCTGAATCATGCCCTGACAGTTTGATATTTGAAGATTCATGGACGGGATAGTTTTGCCATCCTCAGATGACGTTTCAAGCGCAAAGGGAAACCTCGTCCAGGTGACGCCCTGCCATTTTACATCATCTGTATTTCGCACCAGTCTTACTGTTGCCAGCCCATAATATCTTATCTCAAGAAAAATAAGGAACGCACCGTCATTGGTGAGTGCATTCTTTGCAAGCGTTGCCGCCTGTGACCATACCTGCATAGCTAGACCTCCTCAAAGGACAGCTTGCCCTGCCAACCGTAAGGATAGACGTACTGCCAGTCCTTCATCGCCTCAGCAAACCGAACAGTATATGCCTTGCCATCGATAGGATTTTTGAACAAGAACTGCTCAAAGGTGCCAACCTCGCGGAAAAACGAGGTAATGACATTAAACTCCTCAGCCGAGAGCGCAACCCAGGAAAAAGACCACGATGCCAGCATTCTCGTGGCTCGTGGTCTGGTGTGTTTATAGTTGGCATCCGTAGTCGTTGAAATCGTACTGTCCGTTATAGACATTTTGTAGCTGTCTCCACAGGAATTTGCCGCTGGAATATTCGGCTCTATATCTGGAAATGTACGCATATTATCCCCCCATTACTGCTTTCAGGTTATTGCCAAAGCCATTCACATTCCGCTGTGCGCCGTCAATCACAATGTCCAGGATGTACCTTTGTGTAGACTGCTCAAAGCCACTCTGCTTTGCCGTGACCTCGCTGTTGGTATTGTTGGTAATATTGACGATGACACCGCCCTTGGGTGCTGATGCCGAGCTGCCGTAGCTGCGGTCTGCACTGGCACTTCTAATTGATGGAGCTGCAATTGAACCACCATTTCTAAAGGCACCGGCATTCATCGCCTCGAGCATAGGTCTGTTTTTCTTCGTAGCCTCAGCGGTCATGACGAACTCGCCATCCGAGAGACGGATAAACTGCCCAGTCTGCTCCAGGTAGGCAAGGATACTGTCTGAGGTTCCCGTACCAGCACCCTCAATACTGCCGCCGGCAAGTGCTCCGCCAGATGCATATCCCTTCACATCACCGCCATCGCTGAACAATTTAAATGACTTAAAGAGCGAGCCTACCAGCTGAGATGCAGCTTGCTTGGCAACTATCTCAGCGATGGTATTCAGCACAACACGCCCAAAATCATGTACCAAATCCATAGCAGATTTCGTTCCCTGAATAAATTCCTTGAAGCTGTCTGCCATAGTCTGATTTACATTTGCCGCAAGGGTAGCCGCATAGCTCTGCACCGTCTTATGTGATGCCTTCCAAAGCTCTACATATTCTTTTGCCAGCTCCTGCTGTCCTTCAAGGAACATCGCGTCATTGGCATCACTGCTTTCAAGCGCAATCCTGATACTTTTCAAATCGCCAAGGCTCTGAAAATCTGAAATGGCTCTATTGAAGCTCTCATTTTTTGCCTTAGTGAGTTCCTTCATAGCCTTATTGGATTCAGCCACATACCACTTATCTATTGCAAGCCTGCCCTCAGCATCATCTTTGTCTTTTAGTACAGCCTTTTCTTTATCCTTGCGCTCTTTACTCAGCTTGGTAAGCGTCATCTGATACTGCGCCTCGGCAGCTGCTTTGTAATCGCTGTTCGTTTCGGCAAGGGTAATGGCTGTGGTGTTTTTGATGCTTTCACTGGCTTCCTGCCATTTTTCGACTACCTTGGATTTTAGAGCCGCTCCGTAATCCGCGAGTTCACTTTCCAGCATGGTCGTATCTACACCGGCTGTCTTCAGCTGATTTATTTCGACCTGCTTTTTTCGGATATTGGCTTCAAGCTGATCCATGCCATAGCTATAGTCCGTTTTGGTTTCACGGCCTATCTCTATTTCCATGGAATTAAATAGCTTAGTGGCATCTTCCTTGGCTTTATTCAGCTTTTGCAGACTGTCCTCAGCGGCCTTCGCTTCACTGTCCATAGTCTTGGTGACTGTTTTGTTGCCAGTGTATTCAGCGGTGCTGATATACCCTTGAACAGGTCCAAACCAATCCTCCGCCTCAGCCATACTGCCTTGGTGGATGCCTGTCTTGGTGTTGCTGGCAATATAGCCGCCGTTGCCATCATATATACCAACATGGCCCCCCCACTCAATAATGTCACCAGCTTTTGGCTGATAGCCATCATTCACATCGTGGTAGGCAGCTCCGGCATTGGCCTTCATGTTATCACCGTTTGGATCCGATAGGCCATAGACACCAGCTTCTTCAAGCATGGACGAGGCAAAGATGGCACAGGTATTTTCGCCCCAGCTTTCACCGATATGGTTCAATGCCGATCCTACAACGTCCTCGCCAATAGGCACCGCCACCTGGTAGGTCACAGGCTGTTTTTCTGCTGAACCACCAAAGCTTTCTGTACTGCCAGTGCCAGCGGAATTCATATTCTGCATCAGAGCCGCAAGCTCACTGTCGGCATTTCTCAGCCGTTCATCAGCTTCTTCTTTTTCCAGCTGTGCCTTGTAATCTGCATCATCCTTATGACGCTCCCACCATGCTGACTGGAGCTTTTCATTGAGGCTGTCATCTGAAACAAGCTGACCACCCTTGATATATCTGTCCTCATCAAGATAGCTGTATTCGTTTGAGTAATCAGGTTTCCAATCCGGATTGATACGGTCTTTAGTATAGAAATATCCATTCTTCTCTTCGTACTCAAGCCCATCTACACTATAGGTATGGGCTTTTTCCTCGGCAAGCTGCTCGTTTTTATACTGATAAAGACAATAACCAGCATAGGCAATCGCCGCAGCTAAACCTATCCATCCGCCAGTTAAAGCAAGCACCGCTGTGCCTAGTGCTCTGACGCCCTTGATGGCAGTGCCGGTAAAGGATATTGACTTCACACCCGCAGCCGCTGCAGCCGTTCCTTCTGCCACATGTGCTGCTGTAAGTTGGCCTGTTGCTGCGGTCTGTGCTGCTGTTGCCTTTGTCGCAGCACCTTTGGCAGCAGTATTTTTCGCACCAGCGACTGTTGCCGCCGTACCTTCTACCATATGTGCCGCCGTAAGATCGGCTGTAGCTGCGGTCTGAGCTGACGTTGTTTCCACACCAACTACACCAGTAGATGCAATAGCAGTATTCGTTTCAGCCGCCATCACCGCTGCGGCGCGGTTTACCTCCATGAAATGTCTGGTGAATGCAGCCGAAATAGAAGCCGCCGATTTTTCCGCTTCAAGCTGAATAGCTACAAGGTTCGTTTCTAATTTTGCCCGTGCTTCATCTGAAGCAAGCCCTTCTTGTTGCGCCGCTCTTATGGCATCTATCTCGCGCTTTGTGTATGCTTGCTGTGAACGAGCCACGACCTTGTTGATGTGCTTTATCTGAGCTGCGGAAAGCTCTGCCTCTGCTGTTTCCTGCACCACCGCCGTCTGAACGGCTGCCACCTTGATACTATTCCAAAAGGAAAGAATCCCTGCACCAGCACTCCCTATAAGGCTGATTGCCTTCATCGCTGCATAGAACTCAACCGCAGCCTTGGTGACTGCAGCTATTTCTGTCTTGTTCTCACGCAGGAAGGTGGCTGTGCTTTGCAGTCCTGACATTATCCCCGGCAGAAATTCATTAACCACCGGTGCAAATCCAGCCACCAAGGCCAGCTGAATCTGACTGCTCTCCATCTGCATTATCTTGAGCTGCATATTTAGCTCGTGCATCCCCTTGGCATCAAGGCCGATAGTCTTGACCTTGCCAGCCGTCTCTGCCGCATCGTTGTATTGCTCAAGAGTGCTGACCAACGCCATACCACGAACGCCCAGCGTGTTCATAATAAACTCCTGCCCATAGCCGGCCTCAGTAGCTTTTTTGTAGCCAGCCGCCAAGCCTTTTAGCTGTTCATTGATGGGAAGAAGCTGACCATTAGCATTGGTCAGCTCTACGCCAACCGCCGCGAGGATACTGCGCGTCTTTTCACCCTCGGTACTAGCTGAGGTAAAGGATTTATCCAGCCTCATCATCGCCGTGGAGAGTGAGGTCACATCACCTCCGGTAAGGCTCATAATTCTTGAAAGATTCCCAGCCTCACCTGCGCTTATATGCATCCGCTGACTAAGACGATAAATATTATCCCCGGCTGCTGCCGCATCCTTTACCAGTGCTGAAAGGCCAAAGCCAGCCGCCGCAACGGCAGCAAAGGTCTTCATCCTGCCGATGAGTCCCTCCATCCTTTTCCCGGTATCCTCAACATGAGCCGAGAACTTACTGACAGGCGTGGTATCAAAGGACTTCTCCACAGCTGTTTTTGCCTCATCCAGACCTTTCTTTAGGCCAGATGAATCTGCACCGATTTTTACCATCAGACTGCTTATTACTGACATACTCTCACCTCCCCAGCTTGAATTTTGCTTTCAAATATTCCTCATCTGCTTTTCTTGTATCCTCAGAAACCGCCTCACCAAACCTTATTGGCTTCATGAGTTTTTCTATCGTGATGTTTTCCCTGAGGGACTTTCCAAATAGATTCATTAGATTTGCTACGAAATACGACGCGACAGTATTTTCACTGTCGCGCCGCTCCTCATAGCCCTTGATTAACTTGTAAAACTCACCTGGCTGCAAATCCTCAAACTCTCGAGGTTTTAAGGATAACGCACCATAGGCAACGGACTCAGCTCTATCTATCCAGGACGCAAAAGAGGTTACTTGGTCTCCTTCACCGTTTCCCCTGCGTCCGTTTTGATAAAAAGCCCAGAGGCCACAATGGCTCTGTAGATGGCATCATTGATATCATCCAGGAGTCCACCCTCATCACAGTGCTTTTGCACCAGCTCCGCCGCCTCGGCGATAGTCAGCTCATCCTTCATGCCATAGGCAAGACCTGCCAGCGTAAAATTGACGTCCATCGCCTTAAGCACCCCGCCGGCGCTCATCACGAAGAAAAGACTCTGGCCGATAGCCTTCTCGAATTTAGAGAGCCGTAAAATATTATAGGAAATTGCCTTGTCCTTACCGCAGAGCTTAAATACTATGTCCTTTTTCATCCGTCAATACCCTCCGTTCCATTTGCTGCTTTCGTTAGAGCCGTAAGTGCTCCGTTACCGGAAAGCTTACCTGTAAGTGTTGCCGCACCATCATGCGGAATATCGATGCTGAACTCTGTAACCGATGCCCAGCCGGTACGGTACGAGCTGTCCGGATACTCAAGCTTCAGATGCACATCCTTGCTGCTCTCAAAGGCAGTCGACAGTGCTCTGACACCGATGTCCTGCAAAAGTACAAGTCCGGAAAGGTCGATGCTCCAGGAGCGAAGTCCGGCTTTCGTTGCTGACCAGCCGCCGCTGGTCTTATGCGATACATCAATGCTTTCTGCCTGACGCGACAGGCCGGAATTTCGCTGTCCGCCAATCATCTGCCACTCGGGCAGAGCCATCGTGCCGGTATTGACGTACAGCAGAAAGTCCTTGCCGACCTCGGCTGCGCTGATATCCGGATTGCTCGGCAGTGTAATGTTTTCCAGGGTTGTTGTCATATTGTTTCACACTCCATATCCTGTATTTTGATTATTAACGTAATGACTCCATGATAGCCCTGCTCTTCTTCAGCAAAGACCTCATAGAAATCTATCTCCTGCGCGATTGCCCGAAAGCCATCGCCAGACATATCCAGCTTTACATAGGTCAGAACGGTTGCTACATCATTCATCATCAGATTGATTTCGCGCTTTCCCTGGTATTCTGACCAAAAATGCAGCTGCACCGACACATCATAGATGGCGGTGTGTTTAGCTCCATTTGGTTTGGCGTTTATTGCCCCGATGGTGATATACGGGAGTTTTGCATGACGCTCCACATCATCATAGACAGAAAACGTCTGTCCAGCCTTCAACAGCTTCACCAATGCCTTCTGCATCGCAAGTATCGGCACACGCTGTTTAATGACGCTCATGCTCTATCGCCTCCGTGATTCTTTTTGCGAGCTTTCCTTTTTCATCATCAGCCGCAGGGCGCAAAAAGGGATGCGCCTTACGTGCCTTGATGAACACATGGCTGGCATAGCGGCCATTGAACTTTAGCACCTTCTTTTTCTTCGGCTCAATGTAGGCTGCATGTGCGCCAAATTCCACCAGATGAGCATGAGGTGCATTTGCCGATACAAAGCCAGAAAGATTATCGCAGCCAAAGCGCATCTTCATGGAACGCTGCAGCTCACCAGTCCGTACCGGCACACGCTTTAAGGCTCCATCAAACACAGCCTTGGTGCTTTCCTGGATGCTCTTTTTGATTTCTCTTTGCACGGCCTCACTGTAATGAGCGATATTCGTGACCGCCGCCGTGATTTCGGTATTTCTGTTGGTATGTACCCAGAACTTTCTCGCCATCAGCGCTCCACCTCCTGTGTTGTAAGGATGATTTCGCCTGGAACTGAGGCATCCACATGCAGCACGTTATATAGACGCGCCCCGCATTCAACATGCCATTCCTGCTCTACTTCGATAGGCCGAAGCCTTATGCCCTGCGTGAGAATAACTGCTGCGCCAGCCCCCTCAAGCGTCTGCTCCCGGAAATTCGGACGAAGGAACTCTGCCCAAAGGGTGCAGGCCGAAATGTAGATGGTCTTTGCCCCGCCATACTCGTCCTCCTCCCTGACGGGCTTCAGCAGAGTGATTCGCCGATTCATTTTTCCAATCCGCATCAGAATGCCTCCTTCCGAATACTGGATAGCAGCGCCTTCAAGGTTCTGACCAAGGCCGCATGATCAGCCTCTTCTCTGTGTTCATAGAGATACGACACCGCATAGAAGATTGCTGTCCTAAGCTGCTCATTTTTAGCATCCACCTCAGATTCCTCTGCGCGAAGAATACCGAGGCAGATTTCCTGTCCCGCCAGCATCAGCCCCGTGATTAGAGCGTCATCGTAGTCTCCATCCACACGGAGATAGTTTTTTGTCTCTGTGATTTCTACAATCATAGATACCACCTCACTTTACAAATCACAAGGCACCGCTTATGCTCCTGCCGTTCCCTTCATCCTGAGAAGCTGTACTGCCTCGGGGAGAATCAGCTTGCCATCGACACGTTCCTTCATGACATAGCCAATCATGCCATTACCGGCAAAAAGCTCCTTGAGCTCCTGCAGGGAACGGCTGCCGCGATCACCGATGTTATAGTAGCTGTAATCACCAAAGGACATAACCGCCTGACCGGCAGCAATAGTCGGCACATAAGCAGAGGTATGAATCGCATAGCCGAGAATCCTGTCCGGCTCGCCTGCCTGATAGGACGGCTGCCAGAGATATGCGCCGTTATTGTCCTTGAGCTTACGGATAACTGCCAGCGTCTGGTCGTTCGTGATGAATGAAGCGCTCTTGCGATACGGACGCTTCAGTGCGTAGATGAGGTTGATGATATCGTCAGCCGTTACGCTTGCCGCAGATGTCGTGACACCAACAGTCGCACTTGGGAAAAGTCCCAGTGGCTTGCTCTTGCCGTCACCATTAAGGAAGGCATCCTCCTCAGCATTGCCGATTGCCTTGCCGAACTGGTCGATGATGTAGCTTTCAAGATTGAAGGCGTTATCGTAGAGCAGCTCCTCTGTGACCTTGATGGCAACATGGAGCTTATGTGCGTCCATGATAATCTGATCGAAGGTTGCCTCACCAAAGGAGAGCGCACCGCCCTCTTCAATCCACGAGGCCGCCGGCTTGGTGGCTGCGATATTGATTTTATGCTCACCGCTGGTCGTAATATGTGTCGCAAGACCGCGCATGATGTTTTCCTCGGTCAGCACGTCGATAAGTCTGCGGTCATATTCTTCCGGTACGAGATAGCCACCCTGGGCATCAATGCCTTCCTGCAGGACATTTTCTACCTGGCGGAAGTTGGTGCGGAGTGCCTTGAGCATTGCCTCCTTGTAGGCATCACCCGCCCTGCCCGTCTTCGCCTTCTCCCCAGGCTGATTCGTAATCGGTGTCGAGGTGGCCTTACTAAGCTTCGCATCAAGAACAGCCTGACGCTCAAGGCGCTCGATATCCTTGCCAAGTGCCACAACATCTGCCTCCATCTTGTCGTAGGCCGCCGCATCTTCGGCAGAAAGCTTGCTCTCTTTGTCTGTGTGCGTATCAAGAAAGGATTTGGTATCCTCCCATGCCTTTGCTCTTTTTTCTCTCATTGCTAGAATCTTATCCATGTTTTATTCCTCCTAAAATTTAGTGTGCAATTAAAAAGAGCCGCTTGTTTAGCGACTCTGCATCAATACGATTATCTGGTTGTTTTTCAATCTTGAACTTGCTGAGAAACGAATTGGTAACTGCGGCTCTTGAAAACATCATGGCTTCGATTTCCGTGCCATCATCCTTTTCATCATCAGCAAACATGATGCTATCGGCAAAGCCAAGCTCCACAGCTTTCTTGGCGTTCATCCAGCTTTCGGCATCCATAAGGTTTGAAATTTTGCCACGTCCCATGCCGGTTTTAATTTCATAGGCGTTGATGATACTCTCTTTTACCTCGCATAACATGTCTATTGCTTTTTTCATTTCCCGTTCATCGCCGATGGAAACTGTCGCTGGGTTATGAATCATCAGCATGGCCACTGGAGACATCTCGACCGTATTGCCGGCCATCGCAATGACCGATGCCGCAGATGCCGCCAAGCCATCAATACGCACCTTAACATTTCCCTTGTAATCCATCAGCATATTATAAATCTGTGCTGCGGCAAAACAATCACCGCCCGGTGAGTTTATCCATACTGTGATATCTCCCTCACAGGAACACAGCTCCTCTCGAAAAATACCCGGTGTAACCTCATCGCCAAACCAGGTGCTCTCTGAGATTTCGCCGTTTAACACCAAAGTACGCGCACCGGTATCGGCATCGCGCACCCAATTCCAAAATTTACGTTTCATTTATTTCTCCTCCATTACTGCCGGCAAATAAGCCGGCATCCTTGAGTTTGGTCATATTTCCATTGATAAGATACAGATTTCCTCCTTCTTCCTCGCTGATATGGTTCATGTTCTCGAGCTCACGAATGTCATTTGCAGATAACCAGCCATTCTGCCTCCCAACGGCATAGCCGTTCATGCGGCTTTGGTAGTCACCGCGAAGCAGTCCATCCACATTAAACTTAAAGAAAAGAGCCGGCTTTTCACTCGGCAATAATAATGCCTGGTGCATAGCCTGCTCCCAACGAACCACCCAAGGATCCAAGGTATATTTCACAAATTCCAAAGACTGCTGTTCAATATTAGAAAAGCTCGATTTCTCAAGGTCACCTACCATATGAGGAGGCACCCTGAAAATTCGAGCTATCTCATCAATTTGAAACTTTCGCGTCTCCAGAAACTGTGCTTCTTCCGGCGGTATGGACATCGGATGAAAGGTCATGCCTTCCTCCAGTACCGCCACATTATGGCTGTTTTTTCCTGAGAACTGTGCATGCCAACTTTCCCGAAGATGCGCCGGGTCCTTTACAACACCAGGATGTTCCAAAACACCGCCTGGTGTTGCTCCGTTAGCAAAAAATGTAGAGCCATAAGACTCGGTGGCAAGTGCCATCCCTATAGCATTTTTCGCCATGGCAATCGGACTGTAACCAATAAGGCCGTCAAAGGAAAGCCCTGGTATATGCAGTACCTCATCACGCCGTAGCTCAATGCGCTCACTTTTCTTGTGGCTGCCGAATTCATCCATACTGCGTTCATAACTATAAACCAGCTTGCCATTAGCTGCCCGGCTCACATCCATTTTGCTCGGCAGCAATGGGTACAATCCTACAACCTGTCCCCGAGCATCACGGATAATCTGTGCATAGGCATTACCCCATAAGAGCAGATGACTCATCATCGTCTCACGAAAGATGAAACTAGTCATCTCCGGATTCGGCTCATCGTGCAGGAGCTTGTACAGCGGATGCTCCAGCACCTTCTCTTTGCTGCCGGACTCCGTATAGCGATAGACTGAAAGTGGCAAACCAGCAATCGCCTCCGCCAAGATTCTGACGCAGGCATAGACTGCAGTCACCTGCATTGCCGTGCACTCATTGACCTTCTGCCCAGCCGCTGTCTGACCAAACAGGAACGACAGGTGACTGCTGATGTAGTTCTGCGGCTTATCTCTTGAATGAAAAAGCTTACTGAAAAAATTCATATAACCCCTCCTTGACATGTAATTTTACATGTGTTATTATAAGTTTATAAGATGTAATTTAACACATTTATATTTAAATATTTAAAAGGAGATGTTTAGTTATGGATACAACAATTCAATCCCTCAAAACCACCTTTAATCAAGTTTTAGATGCCAACAGAATAAAAAATGAATTAAAGGATAATCCTTCGTTTAAGGCTATTTTTAATATCCTTAATACCGATGAATCTTTAATTTCGGCTATCGATATCTCTGAAGTAAATAGGCCCGCACTTTCTGCAAATGTAAGCAAGATTGAAGATTACGTATTAAACAACCCATCCTGCGGGATAAATTTAACAGATGATGCAACAAAACAGGCGATAGGTACTTTACAAAAAATTGTACTTGAACCATTTGGATATACTCCGGTAAAATCAAAACGTCTTACTAACTCCAAATTCTTTTCGTCAGCTGCTTGTTACGAGCTTAATTCTCCTGCAAGATTAAAAATCATTAAAACAATTTCGATTGCCTAAATCAGTAAAATCCCGCGTCCATCATAGACGCTTTCCCCAGAATCAAGTCCACAGCGAATTGCACGGTCTAATGCCATTATCGTGGCCACAACACCGTCAATCTTCTCTGTGGATTTTTCTTTGTCCGGCTTGATATTGCCAGCCGGATCTGTCTTGATGAAAATGTTATCCATCATCCATCTGAGAACTGGCTGCCCGCCATGGGCGATGCGCTGCTCCAGCGTCAGCTTCATCAACTCCTTAGTTGGCGGGTTCATATCCTTAAAGCCCTGACCGAACGGTACAACCGTGAAGCCCATTCCCTCAAGATTCTGTACCATCTGCACTGCGCCCCAGCGGTCGAAAGCAATCTCTCGGATATTGTATCGCTCGTTAAGGCGCTCAATGAATTTCTCGATGTAACCATAATGCACCACATTGCCCTCGGTGGTCATGAGCTTTCCCTGCCTCTCCCAGAGGTCATACGGCACATGGTCGCGCCGTACCCGAAGGTCAATGTTATCCTCTGGTATCCAAAAATACGGCAACACATGGAATTTATCATCCTCGTCAATTGGTGGAAACACGAGAACAAAGGCCGTTATATCTGTCGTTGACGAAAGGTCTAGTCCACCATAGCAGATTCTGCCTTCCAAATCATCTTCATTCACAGGAAAAGCACAGGCATCCCATTTTTCCATCGGCATCCAGCGGATTGCCTGCTTTACCCATTGATTCAGGCGCAGCTGGCGAAACGAATTCTCCTCGGCAGGATTTTGCCGTGCGGAATCGCAGGCGGCCTTTACTTTATCTATCCCCACCGTAATGCCCAAAGACGGATTAGCTTTTGCCCACACCTTTGGATTTGTCCAATCTTCATCTTCTTTGGCTCCGTATATCACTGGATAAAAAGTCTGGTCAATCTTTCGTCCTTCAATAATATCCAATGCTTTCTGATGTGTCTCATAGCAGATACTATGGGTATCTGTTCCGGCAGTAGTAATCAAAAAATATAATGGCTGCATTCTGGCATCACCAGATCCTTT